CCAGTGGCAATAACTTTAGTTGAAATATTTGTTGAACCACCAAGCAAAGAAATACCTGTATAGTTAAACAAACGAGCACCATTAGGAGCATCTAAACTAGAAACGAAATATTCAATATTAACAACATTACCATTTACTAATTGTACCCCAAGAGTTCCGTCGCCAAAATAAATTTCAAGTAAATTGCCATCTATCTCCTTAACAAAGAAAACCTTACTTTCTGAATCTAATGCTGTTAAAATATTATTTGCATAATTATAATTTGTAAAATTTCCCATACTAGCAGAATCTTGAACAGTTACACGGACTGTTGTTAAATCTACATTTGAATTTGGAATAATAAATCTTGCACCAGGAGCAACAGTATAACTGAATGATAGAGGTGTTCCCTCAATTAATGTTACACCAGAAAACACATAACCATTTGGACCATTAGAAGTAGTATAATCCCCAAGATTATAAAAAGTATAAGTCTGACCATCAACTGTTGTAGTAAATGGTTGATATGCTGGTAGGGTTGTAACTGTTGGACTAGATGTTGGATTAACAATACGAAGATCAACAGTTGCTTGTGCGCATGAAGCAGAGCGAGGAACATATCCAAGCATTTTAGCAAGGGAAACTACAGAAGAACGCTTTGCTGCTGAATCGAGAAACATTTCATTAACAGCAAGGTTTGTATATAAATTATTATAGTGGGTATTGTACGCAAGAACATCTAATAAAATATTAAGACCTGCTCCATCAAAATCATAGTCCTTAAACTGATCTTGTCCACGAAGAAAGTTTTTTAAATTTTCTTTAATGTTATCAAAATCTAATTCTGCTACATTAATTCGGTTACTAGTAAGTGCCATTATCGTGTTCTCTCTAATACTAGATTAAGAAATTGAGGAGTTTGAGTATTTAGGATTGTAAAATAAATTGAAACATCAACGCTATTATTGTCTGGATTAACTTTACAGTCGACTGTATCTAAAGAAACTCTTGGCTCAAAATTATCTATTGTTTGTCTAATTGTTCGTTCAAGCACAGCACTCAACATTGGTGTTGCTGGCTCAAATAATAATCCTCTTACCTGAGAACCAATCTCAGGGTGGAATTTTCTTTCATAATTTACTGTTAAAATTAAATTTTTAACAGCTGCTTTAATTGCATTTTCGTCATATCGTTTTACTAAATCAGATGGATTAGTGTATGTAAATGGTTGCATTAAAACATTTTGCCTTGCAGGAGTATACAACTGTAGAGTCTGAGAATCGATTGTTCCTTTAACTTTACCAAGGAATATTCCATTACAGTAAAGATTACGATAAAGCATATCGTATTTTTCAAAATTGGTAACAGCAGCATCAGTTGCTCTAGGACCACCCCAAGTAAATGTAGCAGAACCATTTAGTTCTGTTCCAGAAGTTGTTCTTGTTGGACCAGATATTCCTGTTTTTCCAGCCACTGAACAAATATATAAATTAAAATTCCAATAAAATGTTTGTCCAACAGTAACATCTATTAAAGGTGCCCATATTTTAGTTCCATAAACAAGATCACTTGTTGTTGAAGCTGTGAGTAATCCCAATCCCGTATTTACTGTCAAAGACATTGGAGACGGAGCGAAATTTAAATCTAGATCGGAGAATGTTCTTGTATTTCTTGCCATATCTATTATTTATAAGGGTTATCCAAATGTTGTTGTATCTACTGCGACTGGGTTACCATTAATATCGTTTGGACTTATTGTATCACCATCTTGTAGCGCATCGCCAACATACGCGATTGGATGATTTTCAAAAAAGAGAGTATTTTGTCCTGGATCAATAATTAATCGTTTCCCAGAATGAGATGGATTATGTGGATGTGGATTATATTGAGTAACTCCTCTCCAGCATAATCTATATCCACCAAAAGTAACAGTTGATGTGAATGGACCGAGAGGAGTTGATGGACCACCGCCTCCAGGTTCATTTACTGATGCATTAATTTCTGTAGCTACTGCTGGCATTATGCTTTGCTCGGTCTATAAATTGCTACTAAAGTACCACCACCATCGGTAGTTCCAGATGCCCAAGACTGGTTTACTGTTCCACCTGATGGATTATTTGCTGCGCGATCCGCTTGGTTCCCACCAACAAAAGTTAATTTTCCATTAGTGTTACTGTATACAAAATTAACATGGCGATATCTCCAAAAAGCAATATCTCCTGGCTGAGCCTCAGCAAAACTTGAAAGTTTTGTTGCATTCCATCTTCCAGGATTAGATGTTATTTCAGCAGCAGAGGCTGTCTGAACATAACGATACCCACACTGTTTTAATGTCCAGTTTACAAAACCCATACACCATGCAGTTTGATCAGTTACCCATAGTCCCGACTTAGGATAACCAAGGTCTGCCCAAATACGAGTAATATTTGCGTTAGAAACTCCACCACCCATACCTGTTTCAGACCAATATCCAGATTGAGCCAACTGAAGTTGTTTCTGTAAAAATAAGAAAAGGTCTCCAGTTGTATTTGAAGCAACTAATGATTTACCCTGTCCATCATCAGTCGGAGTTCCTGGGTAGTTTTCTTTTACACCACCTTCAGCTGCCTCAGCATTTTTATATTTTGTAGGATTAGCAATATAATCTGCAACAAGAGCATTGTTTTGTTCTTCAATCGCATACTTTAATTGAACAGGTGGAGAAGGTCTAACAGGTGTTGTTAGATAATTAAACTGATTACTTCTTCCCTCAGAAAAATCTGGAGCAGTAAGAGAAACTGTATTTGCTTCTACGACTGGCGCACCTTCGGCAGTTCCAGCAGCACCTTCTTGACCATGGAACTGAGTTCCATCAACATTAATATTTCCACCAGCACGAATATGATTATCTCCACCTGCAGTATTATACACAGAACCAGCAGCATGAATATGTGTATCACCAGCAGAATCAGCGTAAAACTTACCTGTTGCTTTCATACTAACATCTGCGCCAGCAGTCAAACCATAAGAAGTTCCAGCATGTTCTGTTATAGTATCTGCTGCTTCAACACCAAATTTCGCAGCTGTTTTAAAATCAATACTTCCACCTGCTTGAACTTTAAAGTTTCCACCAATAGCAAGGTTTAAATCTCCACCGACACCAATATCTGCATTGTTGTTTAAATTTACTGTTGCATAGCCATCAACTTGAATATCGGCAGTTCCTTGAACAAGAATATTAACACCATTGCCCACAGTAAGGTTTGCTTTTCCAGTAATAAAGATTGAACCATTACGATCTATAATTGTATAACTATCGCCGACAATTTTATTAACTTGTGTTCCATTAGCATCTATATCAAGGAAAGAACCTTGTTTATGATACAAACTTAATGTTTCGTTTTCTGGTGTATCGTCGAGAACAAATAAATGTCCTGACTCAGTTTCTAAAACTTTTGCGTATGGATACATACCACCGAATGGAGCAAGTGGTTGATCCCAAGAATCGTCACCATTGGCAGCAGGAATAGCAATAGTTCTTATCGAGTCTTTAAACTCAATTGCTGTTTCTTTAATTACACCACGAGCCAAACGATTAGTGTCTGGTTCATCTAGTAAATTCCGTAGCGGATATTTGCCCTTCGGATCTCTAAACCCAAGGATATTAGAATCTGAACGATCTTCCAACAGTGCTGATTGTTTAGCAGGTGGAAGATCTTTTACTTCTTCCTTTGTATAAACTTTTTGATCATCGGCAGAAGGTTTATTGGTAGAATCTACTACGACTGCTGCGCCAAGGAAATATTCATAGAATTTTTGTTTCTTGGCATATCCAGTTCCATTCGCATCTGCTCCAGTGCGTTTTAATGCAGCAACGAAATATCCTGGATCATTTTGATCATGTTTAACATTAAGTGCATAAAAAGCAGCTGTTGCTAAGGCAGAAGTGGCAGGATCATCAACTAAAGATTCTGGCTTGTTGATAAAATCTACAACAATACCCTTTGTCTTTAGATAATTTTGTAATTGTAGATATAAAGATTTACCAGTAATTTGGTTAAATCCACGACCATAATATTTTCCACCATCATCTGGATCTTTATGTCCAAGTAATTTACCATTACCGTCTGGAGAATAAATTTTCTTAAAAAAATCAAACTTAGAACCTGCCCATTTTACATATGGCTGCGCATCAGCTTCAGTTGGGAATGTTCTTTTAAAAATTGATGATAATGAACTTGCTTTTGAATAATAAGAACCTTCTTCAATACATAACCATGAAGATTCACCACCACAAATTCCAAGAATAGAACACTTAGCATATTTACTTGTTAATCCTACTTTATCGCAAGCATCTAACAAATATTGAATATTTTGTTTAGCGAGAGTCGGGTTTGATGTAGATCCTTTTGGTGGATCTGTTGTAATATCTTGTTTAAGAACAGTATCTGGTGGTTTATTTGGTGTTTTTTGTTCTGTTAAATCTGGAACATCGGCAGCTGTTGTTGCATTTGCAGTTGATGGTGGATTCGCTTGTGCGTCAGAAGTTCCAACAGTAACAGGTATACCAGAAGCATTGGTGACTTCAGTTCCTGAAGAGTCAACTAAAATACCACCATCAGTAACGATCATATCGCTGTCTGATTCTTCAATTGAAATTTCTGCTGCTTTACTTTGCGGAATACCACCAATCGTACCAAGCATAATAGGTTTCTGCTGATCTTGGTCAGTAAAAGTAATAAGAACCCATGTTCCATTTACTGGTCCAACAGGAGACCAACCAATACCATTCATTGAAGCAGAAGTTATTGGAGATATAGGAACTGCCCAAGGTAAATCGTCAGTTGGTAATAGTGTTTTATTTTCTGTATGTAATCCAACGATACGAACTTGACAACGACCAATCTTTAATGGATCGTCTCTATTTTCAACTACGCCTGTATAAAATGGCTGGTTCATGATGTTTTACCTGTTGTCAAATCAAATATTAAACTATCTTTAATTGCCTCTATATGACATTCGTGTGATTCTCTATCAATATAGTGATTAATCGCACCAATAAGATAATTACCACTGTACATTTTATCAATCATATCTTCTTGCGTATCGTCGGATTGTGTTGGGGAAGGAGTATTAATATCTAAGTATATTTTTTGCCCAACGGTATAATCAGTTCTACCTTTTACTTTTATTTTTACTTTAAAAGACTCAGCCTGTTTCATTCTAGAAATACGATCTTGAATGGCACGAGATTGTGAAATATCACCAAATCCAGTAAAAAGTTGATTTTCGGTTTCGGTTACGATAATTTTTGATCCAATTCTTGCAGCAACAGTATTTGATGTAATTGGAAATTGATTTAATCTAGATTCTTTACCTTCATTAAATTTAGCAAGATAATCATAATTTACTGTCTTGTATCGTTTTGTTGTAGAGTCATGAATAATTTGCCTAGAAGCATATGTAGCATTTCTAACTCTATCAATATAATCAAATCCAGAGGAAACATGTATTTCCATAATCTTCTGAAATTCTCGATCAAGAACACGAGTAGATCCACCATCTTTATTTACTTTATTGGTTGGAGTTCCGTACTTAAAATATTGATGCGCATCTTTTTCATTTAGATAATCTAAAGAAACAAAATTAAAACCAGAACGATTTTCAAAAAACATGTATGTTGTACTGTTATTTGGATTTGTTGCTTGTTGCAAAGCGTAATTTATACATTTAGTTGGAGCCCAATAATTTGCCACAAATTTTGTTTCATTTTTAGTTTGTTCAACGAGAATAGTTTTATCAGAAGCCAAATATTGTTTATCTTTTACAATCTGAGTAACAATATCTGAAATTTTACCCTTAAATGGTCTACTCAAAGATTGGTTTAAATCAACAACAGCCTCTGCAGAAATAAAATGAATTTGATATACTACACT